AGAAAAACAAATTTCGACTTTAGTTCATTCATATGCTTTGTCTGGCAGTTCTTTGAAAGATCATATTAAATATTTTTTATATATATTAAAAAACTTTAATGTTGTTGCTGTTTGTATGGATTATAATGGTGGGGTTCAATTTATGAATTCTTGTAATGAAAGTGAGCTTTTTAAAAATGAAAATATTAATTTAAAACAAATAACAACAGAGTTTGAAAAGCCAGAAGATTATGCGCAAAACTTAGTAATGGCTAAGAATGAATATAATAAATCCGATTTTAAATATGTATTTTTAAGGAAACCAACATCTAGCTGGATCAGAATGGCAAATGAATTATTGCAAGCTAATTTTGATCACAGAAGAATATTTTTTGCTAGTAGAGCAATTGATGAAAATTTTAGAGCTCAAACGAAGAAAAAAATAGGAATAGATAAGTTGAAGTTTTCTAACACAGCAGAATCTACAAAAGAAAGTGAAGAGGCTAAAATGATTGATTTTGTTGAACATTTAACAGATATGATAATGTTAACAAAAACAGAATGTGCTTTAATACAGATAACTACGACAGCTCAAGGCACTCAAAGTTTTGATCTTCCAGCTAACTTAAAAAGAAAAACTGGTCCAGATAAACCAAGAAAAGATAGTTATTCTGCTTTGGTTTTGGGGAATTGGTTGGCTAAAATATATAATGATATGCAACAGGCTAAAGCAGAAAACGTAACAGAAACTTTCACTCCTTTGTTTATAGCATGAAGGATTTTATTAATGATTTAAAAAAGCAATCTTTTGGGCCTTCTAGAATTCTTTTTATTGAAAAAGCTTTTGATTATTTAATATCTTTAAATCGTCCTGTTAATATATTGGAAACCGGTTGCCATCATTATTACGATGAACCAGGATTTACAGGCTCTTTTGCTTACTTAATAAAAAATTATACGAAAGGCAATTTACTATCTATAGATATAAGCTTTGATTCTATAAGGGCTAGTAAAAATCTAAATAAAAATTTTATTGATGTGATAGATTACATTTGTGGTGATAGCGTTTCAGTTATTAATTCTTTATCAGATGAATTTGTGAGATGTGTAGATTTATTTATTTTAGATTCTTATGATTTGGATTACGAAAACCAACATCCATCAGCCAATCATCATTTAAAAGAACTTTTATCTTTTTTTCATAGAATGAATCCTCATGCGTGGATTGCTATAGATGATAATTTTTTACCAGGAACTTGGATAGAGTGGAAAAAAAATAATAAAATATTCCGTTTTGAGACAAATGAAAAAATTGTAGGCAAAGGATCTTATTGTGATTCATATCTAAAAAACTGCGATTTTCAAAGAGATGAAACAGTTGTAATACCTGGAGAAAGAAATATTTTTTTATATTTTAAAAGTTAAAAGTCACTTTAGAAGTAACTTTGTGTAAGTATTATATATAGACATGGCCCGTAAATATACAAAAAAATCAGATTATTGGAATAAGTTTTCTCAAAGCACTAATGAAGAAAAAAATCCTTCTTTAGACAAAATGCTTTCATCTTCGGAGCCTCAAATCATAGGAGACCCTTTCTATGATTTTGATGCTAAGGCGAATTACCAAAGAAATGGAGGAGGGACAAGTACAAATACAAGAAGGAATCTTGCATACGTTGGGCCAAAAATTTACAAATATGCTAATATTAGAGAGGGTTTATTGCCGTTTGAATTATCTGTTAATGGATACAATGTTAGAGATTGTATCGAATTATGTCAAAAAGCTTATGCAAATGTAGCAATCTTTAGAAATGCTGTTGACATCATGTCAGAGTTTTCTAATGCAGAAATAAATTTAGAAGGAGGAAGCGCTAAGGCTAGACAATTTTTTAGTCAGTGGATGAAATATATTCAAATATGGAAAGTAAAAGATCAATACTTCCGTGAATATTACAGAAGCGGAAATGTGTTTTTTTATAAGATAAATGCGAAATTTACATTGGATGATTTTCAATCAATTATAAAAACTTATGCTAATGCAGATGGGATGTCTTATGATAATGTAGAAAAGATTTATAATTATCCCACCCCCTATAATGTGAAAAATTCTGTTCCTGTGCAATATACACTTCTAAATCCGTATTACGTAGTTGCAACTAGAACAAGTTCTTGGAAACAAGTTGTCTATGAAAAAATTCTTTCTGAATATGAGTTAGAAAGATTACAAAATCCTAAAAATCATCATGATCAAATTGTATTTGATAATTTGGATGAAGAAACTAAGGGTAAAATCAAAAATGGTCAGTGGGCTCAAGATGGTTTAAAAATACAGTTAAATCCAACAGACGTTATTTATTCTTTTTATAAAAAACAAGATTACGAACCGTTTGCTGTGCCGTTTGGATTCCCTGTGCTTGATGATATTAATTTTAAATTAGAAATGAAAAAAATTGATCAAGCGATTTGTAGAACTATTGAAAATGTAATTTTATTAATAACTTTAGGTGCAGAGCCTTCCAAAGGAGGTATAAACCATAAAAACATCAAAGCAATGCAATCTTTACTTGGGAATCAGTCTGTGGGTCGCGTCCTCGTTGCTGATTACACAACTAAAGCTGACTTCATTATTCCTGATATGAATAAAGTATTAGGGTATGAAAAATATAAAATTGTCAATGAAGATATTAAAGAAGGTTTACAGAATATTTTAATCGGTTCAGAAAAATTTGCTAATACAACAATAAAAGCGCAGGTGTTTTTTGAAAGATTAAGGGAAGCTAGAAATGCTTTTTTAAATGACTTTCTTCAGCCAGAAATGGAATTAATATTTAAAAACTTAGGTTTTAAAGGTCGTTGCCCTATAGCTAAGTTTGAAGAAGTTTCTATAAAAGATGAAACGCAGTTTAATAGAGTTGTTACTAGAATGATGGAACTAGGTATCTTGCCTCCTGAAGAAGGTATTAGAGTAATTGAAACAGGCATATATCCTAGTGGGGAAGAATTAGCAGCTGCTCAAGAAAAATTTGTAGAACAAAGGAAAAAAGGATTTTATAATCCAATAGTAGGCGGCGTTCCTTCTGTATCTCCTCCAGCTCCAAATTTTGGGAATAAAAATGAACCTGTAGAAAAAACTGATGTTGTTCCTCCTCAAAAGGTAAATGTCCCTAATGAAAGAGGTCGTCCTGTTGGAACCACAAAGGCTTCGGTTTATTCAAGAGAATCTATAGTTCAAGTTTTTGATTTAACTAAAAACCTATACGGAGAAGTTGAATCTTTGTTGAGAAAAAAATATAATAAAAAAAGATTAAGTAAAGATCAGAAAAGCTTAGCAGAAAGCATTAGTGAAGCTATTATTGTAGCGTCTGAAAGTTCTACGTGGAACAAAGTTGCTAACAGCGTCATATCTAATCCTGCAGAGTTAGATAATTTATCAGTATTAAAATCAATTCAAAGTATAGCAAGCGAGCATGATTTAAACACATATGCTGCAGCATTATTATATCACAGCACTAAAAAATAAGTGTAATATATATTAATATGTTTAAGTATTTTACCAGATTTGACAATATTGTTACTGCTTCATTGAATTTTGATAATAATATTTTATTGTCGAAAGCTTCTTTAGATCCTTTAAAAAGTCTAATTCCTGAAAGTGTTGATTTAGAAAAAAATGTTGATTTAGTTGGGGCAGCTTTCAATGCTGCAGTAGTTAACAGGTTTAATAAAAATGGAGATGGAATTGATACTAACACAGCAATTGCTTTTAAAAAATATTTTATTCATAAACCTACAAATATTGAACACAAGAAACAAAAAGTAGTAGGTCACATTGTTAATTCTGGTTTTTCTTCTTTTGATAAAAATGAAATTTTAAAAGATGAACAAGTAAGGGGTAATTTAGATCCTTTTAATATAGCTTTAGCAGCTGTTGTGTATAAAACAGTAGACAGAGATTTTGCTGAAGCTTTAGTGGATTCTAATGATCCTGAATCAGATTTTCATGAAAAAATTAGCGCAAGTTGGGAAATAGGTTTTAATGATTACTATGTGGCTGTTGGAAGTAATGATCTTAAAGAAGCAGAAATAGTTACGGATGAAAAACAAATACAAGAATTTAAAAAATACTTAAAAGGTTTTGAGGGTAATGGATATATGAATGATGGTACTCCAGTTTATCGTTTAGTTACTGGAAGAATTTATCCATTAGGAATTGGCTTTACTACTAATCCAGCAGCAGAAGTTGAGGGTGTTGTGGTAGAAGATGGAACTCAAGATAAAATCAAAACTAATTCAGATGCGATTAAAAAAATAGAACCTATAACAGTTAATAGTTTAGAATTATTAAAAACAAATAAAATTTTTTCACAACAACCCAAAACAACTGTAAAATTTAACAAAACTAACATTATGGATCTAGAACAGATATTATCAGACTTAAAGACAGTGTTGGCTGAAAAGCAGCGCACTGAAACGTTCAGCGACGAAGCTGTTGCGAATATTTCGCAAAAAATCGCTGAAAGTATCAAAGAAAAAAGCGATGAGATTCAATCTAAGATTTCTGCTGCTGAAGAGGCTAAACTTGAAGCCGTTGCAGAAGCAGAAAAACTTAAAAAAGATCTCGCTTCTAATTCAGATAAATTAGAAGAAGCTTTTTCTAAAATCACGGAACTCGAATCTATTCTTTCTGCGCAAGCTGCTCAAGAATTATTTAATTCTAGAATGGGCATTTTAGACACAGAATATGATTTCGAAGATCAGGATCGTCAGCTTTTAGCTGATGAATTAAAGAATTTAGAGAGCTCCGATGAAGCTTTCGCTTCTTATAAGGATAAATTGGCTGTTATTTACCGTCATAAAAATAAATCTTTTAAAGAAGAACAAGAAAAAGTTTTCCAAGAAAGACTAGAAGCTGAACTGGCTAAAAGACTTCAGACAAGTGAAGAAGTCCAAGTTGCTGAAGCTTCAACAGAAACAAAAGAAGAGGTAGAAGCTGAAGTTGAAGTTGAAACTGCTTTAGCTAACGCGCAAGAAGAACCTTCTTCGATTCCTGCTCAGAATATTGAGCCTACTGAGCAAGAAACTTCTTGGAAAGATAAATTCAGTAAGGCTTTTTCAAAAGAAAATATAACAATAAACTTCTAAAAAGTTATGTCATTAAGATTATATCCATTCAGACAGTATAGCGATCAAGACGTAGTTAACTTGTTTGCTAGTGACACTGCTGATACTAATCCGTCTACAAACGGTAATGGTTCAGCAGGTGTTTTCGTTAAAGTGTCGGCTGGTAATATGGACTTGGATCCTATTACTTATGCCACTAACGGTTATTTAGGGAAAACTGATTATCCATTTATTGGAGCAGCTCAGTACCCTTCGGTTCCTCTAACCTTTACAGCGGCTACCAATGACGCCCCAGTTCTTGGTATTACGTTAAATCAAACCTTATTAGAGGATGAAAACGGAGAAAAGCTTCTCTATAATCCTGTTAAAGCTGCAGAATTACAAGCCGTTTTAAGTGGTCAAGCTGTTCCTGTAGCTAGCAAAGGTGTGTTCACATTAAATGAAACCGCTTTTGCAGGGTGGGACGACACAAATTGCGCTCCTAATTCTGTTCTTTATATTAGTTCTACTGCTGGTAAAGTTACAGGTTTAGCTGATTCTAGTAGCGCACAGATTACAGGTCTTAACGTTATAGGTAAGATTTTAGCCACCGGTTCACGTTCTTCTCAGAATGGTGAAAGTGATTATTTCGTAGGAACCACAACAGGTAAATACGCTTTGGTTCAGATTGATTGTTCACGTCCTCAACTCGCTTAACCATTTAGAAAGATAACAATAATATGAAAATAGTTTTAAAGAGAACAGACGAACAGGTTGAGTTAATCAAAGCTTTAGCCTCTAAGAATCGTGAAGTAGCCTATGACGCGCAAGTGGCTTTGGCTGAATTCATTGGTCCTGTATTAGCTGAAGTTATTAATAACGCTCCAACTGTTTCAAATTTATTTACAAGTTTACAGTTCAACGCAGAAGATAACCCTTCTATTCCATTAGATTTATACTATGATATCTTCGATGAAGATTATATTAAAGTATATAGTCAATCTGTAGCAGGAGGCCTTCCTCAGAATATCGTTCAGCCTTTAGCTTCTGAATTGAAAATCGCTACCTATCGTTTAGATAGCGCAGTGGCTTTCGATAAAAAATATGCAGCTAAAAGTCGTTTAGATGTTGTTAGCAAATCTTTTACTCGTGTAGCTCAAGAAGTTTTACTTAAACAAGAAAGAACTTCTGCTAATTTGCTAATGACAGCTTTAGCAAACGCTTCCACAGGTAATAGCGCTACTGCAGCTGATAATTATCATGTGTTCCGTTCTGCTGCTAAAGGTCGTTTTGTTTTGAATGATTTAAATAAATTATTCACAAAAATCAAAAGAATTAATTCTTCTTTTGTTGGGGGTACTCCTTCTGGCGCTCGTAGAGGTCTAACAGATTTAATTGTTTCTCCTGAAATAATTGAAGAAATTAGGGGTATGGCTTATAATCCTATTAACACTAAAGGTTCTCCTGTTGTAGCTGCTAGTACTAGCAATACTGCTGGAAACGCTCCTGTTGCAGCTACTGATGAAATTCGTAACCAAGTTTTCAGTCAAGCTGGATTGCCTGAATTCTTCGGAGTTTCGATCATGGAAATCTTAGAGCTCGGTGTTGGTAAGAAATTTAACACTATCTTTACTGCTGTTGATGGAAATACTGCTTACGCTGATAATTACGCCATTAATTCTAATGGAGGTACAGCACAAGCTATTCAATCTGACGAGCAAATTCTTGTTGGTCTTGACAGATCACGCGATTCATTAATTCGTGCTGTTGCTGTCGATTCTGATACAGGATCTGAGTTCAACCTTCAAGCTGACGATCAATACACAATTCGCCAAGGTAAGATTGGTTACTTTGGTGCTCTTGAAGAAGGTCGCATGGTTCTTGATAATAGAGCTCTAGTTGGTCTTATCGTATAATTAAAGATCCAGAAATCCACAACAGGGCGTCACTTTTAAAAGGGTGGCGCCCTTTTTTAATTGAATTTAAAATTTTAAACTTATTATTATATATATGTCAAATAAAAAATCTAAAAGCTCAAAAAGAGTTAAGAAACAAGTTAATAAAAAATCTGAATTAGATGATTTAACTTTAGCTGATGGGAAAATTCAAGAAGACCCTGAAATAAAAAAAGTTAGAGAATTGGAAAAAGCTTTAGGTATAGAAAAATCTAATCCTTTTGGAACTAGCAATTTAGAAATTTTCAAAGAAAAACTCCAAGATATGACTCTAGTTGATATGCAGCACATGTGTGAGAAAATAGGAATTTTTGCTAGTGGATCAAGGCAGGATTTAAAAAATAAATTATTAAGAGAGTTTAAGTCTACTAATAAGGGTTCTATTTCTATGACCGTAGAAAATCCATCTCTAATACTCGACCCAAATAACCCTGAACATAAAAAAGTTTTAAAAATATTAAGAGAAATATAATATTGATTCTTTTTTCTGTTTTTTAGTGTAAAGTTAATTGTGGCAGCAACTCAATTATCGGTGATACGTGGAGATCATTTATGTACTCAGAACATAAATTTGACTTCGAGTTCTGATGATTTCACAAATATGACTTGTACGGGGCAAATCCGTACTCATCCTGATGGAGATTTGATTTATCAATTTGTTCCGACTATATCTTATGCAGATCCATATAGTGGTTCTGTATATTTTGATATTAGTGGTTACTACACTAAGAATTTTCCTCCAATAAATCTTTATGGGGATGTTCATTTTTATTCTACTGGTATAAAAAATAGAACTTTATTTCAGTTTAGATTAAACGTTTTGCCTGATGTAGCGCACATTTAACCTTATGGCAGATATTGATGTAACAGTAGAATCATGTAGTAATGATATAAATGTAGGAGTTCAAACTGCAGGTCCTCCTGGTATTCCAGGAACTTCAGGTTCTTCAGGTACTAGTGGCTCCTCTGGTAGAGATGGTATACAGGGCACTATTGGCTCATCTGGTACATCTGGTTCGTCTGGAGTAGACGGCACAAGTGGTTCATCTGGAGTAGACGGTACAAGTGGATCGTCTGGAGTAAATGGAACTAGTGGATCCTCTGGTATAGATGGATCAGGCACAAGTGGATCTTCTGGTATTAGTGGTACAGACGGTTCTTCTGGAACAAGTGGTTCGTCTGGAGTAGACGGTACAAGTGGTTCGTCTGGAGTAGACGGTACAAGTGGTTCGTCTGGAGTAAACGGTACAAGTGGTTCGTCTGGTATAGATGGATCAGGCACTAGTGGGTCTTCTGGAACTAGTGGATCTTCTGGCGTAGATGGAACAAGTGGATCTTCAGGAACAAGTGGTTCCTCTGGAGTAGACGGCACAAGCGGTTCTTCTGGTGTAGATGGAACAAGTGGATCTTCTGGTATAGACGGATCAGGTACAAGTGGATCTTCTGGCGTAGATGGAACTAGTGGATCTTCTGGTGTAGATGGATCAGGCACAAGCGGTTCTTCTGGTGTAGACGGCACAAGCGGTTCTTCTGGCGTAGATGGATCAGGCACAAGCGGTTCTTCTGGTGTAGACGGCACAAGCGGTTCTTCT